AACAAGTGAATTTAGCAATGACGATGTCATAGTTGGGGCATCAATCTGTATTTGAATGCCCTGGATAACTGGTTGAGGATAAGCATTCAAAAGCACTAGACGATCTGCCAAAGTTTCAGCATCTGTTTGATTCTTTAAGAATGTTTGAACTGTTTGTGTTACTCTGCCGTACTGGCTAATTGAATCCAATTCCTCTGTTTGAACTGCATCTTCTGCTGCACCATAAACAACGATCACATCATTGATGATGTCATTTCGGGATGTTGTTACGCTAATACCATCTGCCAAAATAAAGTTTTTAGATATGTCCACAAAGCCATTTGCTGACACATAATCACTTCTTGCATCCTGATCCTGGTAACCAATGCCACCGGATGTTGTTTCATAGATAAAGCCACTGCCTGAGTCTGCAACAATCTGAACATAGTTCAAAGCATTTAATGGTTCTGGTGTTGCAAGTGAACTGAACAGATCATATGTGCCAGGTGTGTCAATTGCTGAAATATCAACACCGAGCAATGAATCCCAAGTCTCAGTTGTGTAATCAGTCCAAACTTGTGTTGCAGGTAATTCATTCCATTTAAGGCCAAAAGTGTCAGTAATAACAGATACAATTCTGTCACCATCTTTTTGCTCAGCATAACCAACCAGGTTTGCTTCTTTTGCTGCTAATTCTGATAACCCACCAGATGCACTGATCTGTGTAATAAATGTGTTTGTTGTGCCAGCATCAAGCACTGAAACTGAAACATCTGTAACCAAGCCTGTGAAGATTGTTGTATCAACACCTGTGAAATTATCTAATGTAACTTGTATTGTGTCAAAGATTTCAACATCTGTGTATGGCAAGTTTAAGAAATCAATTGTGGCAAATCCTGCTGATGATTGTTGTTGTACATCATCACGACCCATACTAATTTGCACACCCTCAAGTGTGTAATTGGTGACGGCTGTGCCGTTAATTTTAACTGTGGCGTTTGGTGACCAAGGCACGATTATCTACCTGGAATCATTGGCTTGACAAACTTATTGACAGTGCCAGCCTTTGCAGCGTTGTTGATTGATTTGACAACTGTTTTGGCTTGTGACTTAGAATTGGTTGCACCAAAATTATTTACAACAGTAACTGCACCTCGAACATCACCTTGTGCTAATTGCCCTGCTGCTCTGATTGGTGCAGTTGAAATGTCTAAAATTGCACCACCAATAAATGATTCTTTGAATCTTTCGTATGCTGCAACTGCTGATTCAATCTTTCCAATAAGTGTTGTAAATGAATCAATTAACTTAATCAATGAACTCTCACCAGTTGTAGGATCAATTTGCAACAGTTTGCCTATTGCATCACCTAAATCTCTTAATTGCTCACCCAATAAATATGCTGAACCCTCAGTGGATTCCATGTCATAACCAAATGTCACTGCACCAGTTCCGGCATCATAAAAGGCTTTAGTCAATCCTTGTTTGCCACTTCTAGTCAATCCATTAACTAATCCCTCAAGTGCTGGAACTAAATTATCTGTTGTAAACTTTGCAAGTTTTTCCATAAATGGTAGCAAAGCAAATCCAATTTGTTCTTTGGCTTCATCAACTGCAATTTGAACCCTAGACATTCTTCCTGCAAATGTTTCGGCTGCTGCTGCTGCTTGACCTGCAAATGTATTTGACAATGCAATGACTGCTGCATCAAAATCTTTAGTCTTGACAATGTTTTCATCAAGTGGTACACCAATACGCTTTAATGCACCTAAATTGCCGTCATAGGCTTTGCCTAGGGCTTCTGTGACTGCTGCTAAATCTTTGCCTGTACCGGCTGCAATGTCTAATGCAAGTTGTTGAAGTTTTTGTGCTTTAGTGACATCTTGAGTTGATCTGACCAAACGATCCAGTGATGGTCTTAACTGATCATCTGCAATGCCTGTGGCTCTGGCAGTTGCATCAATATAATCTTCGGTTGCTGCAATCTGTTGATCTGTTGCTTTAGTTGTGTTGCGTAAAGTTTGAGCCAGGCTAACCTGGGCTTTTTCATCTTCAATGGCAGCCTTAACTGCACTGACACCAATTGCAAATGCTGCTGTGCCAACTGCTGTTGCAAGGCCTAGAAATGCTTTGGCTGCTGTTGCAACAATCTTATCTACTTTAGAAGTAAAGGATTGTGTGTCTGTTGATGCTTTATTTAAGCCAGTTGAGAATTGCGCTGTGTCTGCAAGTAATTGCAGTTTCAGTGTTCTAATGTCTGCCATGTTAATTCCTTTCGCGCCATTCTCGTCTTATTCTATCAACTTCATCAACCCATCTTTTGGTTATATAAGGTTGCAATGCTTTGAGTGTTGGAAATATAAAGTAACCGGCATTGCCTCTGCCCTCGCGTGGTGATCTTGGTTGAAATTGTCTATAACCAACATAATCAGTTGATTTGCCTTTTCTCTTGCGTGGCCTGTCTTGATAAGCACCAAATTCAACACCAAGTGCAATTGCACCAACTGGTGTACCATTTGCAAGTTTTGGATTATCCCCACCAATGCTAATAACTGGGCCTCGTTTGAAACTGTTTGAAACTTTAATTGATCTTGCAAGTGCTTGACCTTGTTTAGTTGCTTGCAATGCTGAACCAATGGCAGATGCAGCATCATTAGCAATATCTCTGGATGTTTTCTTCATATCTTCTTTTGCAATATCATCCATGTTTTTGAAAGTGTTTAATATGGCTTTGATATCTTTGTCAGCAATCTTAATTTCAAAAGGTCTAGTTGCCATGATATTTACTCACCACATCTGCAATTGTTGATACCTGCTCTGCCGAAAGCGTTTTGAACTCTGACAATGGTTGGCGCGAAACAATTGCCAGTTCTATCAAAGTCCGTTCTATGCTTCCGGCTGTGTAAAATTTGTTGTTGCAAAATCCTTTGAATTGATGTGAACAACTTGTGATCGCCAATCTTCAAACTTACCAACTGGCTTATCACTGATTCGTTTTTGCATTTGGTATGCGAGCCAGAATTGTTGTTCCAGGCTTGGAGGTAATTCTTTTTTGAAAGACTCAATGAAAGATGTTTTAGTCTCTTTTTCAGCCTGAGCAATTTCCCATGGAATAGTCCATTCTTCGTAGGACTTTCCATTTGCAAGTGTCCATTCTATTTGTATCTTAAACATTAGGTGACCCCTGTTCGATAGTTACGCTATTGATACTGATCGGATTGGCATTGTTACTGTAACAGTTAATGCATCTGGTGCAGTTCCACCAAAATCTGGTCTTTTTGGAAGTACAGTCAATGTCATTGTTTTGCCGTTGATTGCTAATGTCATTGCTTGTGTTGTGGTTGGATTTGTATCTGCATCTGTCCACAATGTGTCACAGAAGCCACTCGCAACGCCCCAGTCTTGCAGGATTTCAAGTGTTACTGTTCCAACTTCTTTGTCAATTACATAATCAACTAATCCATTCAAGGTTTGCACTTGTCCGTTTGGATCATCTAATGTAACTGTTGCACTTGTAATTTGGTCATCATAATTCACTGCCTTGTAGGTCAGTGCAATATTTCTACCTGTAAATACTGATGTTGGCATTTTGTCTTTCCTTTCTTATGGATTGTATATTGTTGTAATTGACACTTCAACCGAATAAACATCATTGCTATTCGCCTGTCGTATCCTTGGGCTGGAAACTGAGAGTATCTGCCAAGATTGTGGAATCAATGGCAAGACTGTGCCAACCATTGTTTCAAGTTGTACTAACGCACCAGGATTTGTATTTGGTGCTGCAACTAATTCTAATACATATCTGACACGCCAAGCCTTATTGTTTCCAAGTGTTACTGGTTCAAGCCATGGATCAGATGACAAAATCATGATGCTTGGTGTTGTGACAATTTCTGAACCAAAATCAACCACTGAATAAACACTGTTTGATGTGATTGCTGTTTTAAGGTTTGCGCGTAGTGTTGCTAATGTCATCCGATTAACGCCTCAACATCAATATATGCGCCAAGCATTCCAATAATTCTGTTTTGAATAGTACGGCCTAATATGTAAGGTTGTGGGACAAAATCAAGTCCCTGTTGAACTGATCCGGCTGATGTGCGTGCTTTGAATACATCTAATGAAACTGTTAGCACTGCTGATTCAACTGGTGCAACATCTGCGTATTGTGATAAATCGTTTGCTGCTGCAAGGCCATTAGGTATCACATTGTAATAATCACTATGTACCGGAACTGCTGTTGTTGTAACTGTAAAAGTAAATTCATCAACAACTTCTAATACTGTTTTGCTGCCATTAACATGGGCTTGAATGCCTTCAATTGCAATTGTTTGGCCTTTGTAAAATTTGTGTGGTTTAGTTGTGTGTAAAGTTGTGATGGTTGATGTTTCGTGTTTGTGTTTGTCAATTGGTGCGTTCCATTTGACTAAAAGATTGCCGACAACTGATTCGGCTGTGTCAATGATTTCTGTCAATACGGCATCACTGTATAAACTTGAACTCACATTGTTCAGTGCAGATCGTAATTCTGCTGGTGTGATTATTGATGCCATGTCTTACCTTTCGTGTGTGGTGTTACCTGGCAGGACAGGGGTCTAACCTGCCAGGCAACTCTTTGGTCGCTAATTAAGCAACAGTCAAATTACGGAATGCAGTTGGGTATTTTGCACATGTTGCAACATAACCATAGATTCCAATTTCAACTTCACCTGTTGAAACAACATTGGTGCGTAGTTGGAATGCGCTTGACTTGTACATTGTTGCAGCGTCACTTGAATAAACTACGCCTTTAACGCCTGTACCGGTGTCAAAGTTTGGATCAACAACTAATCCCAATCCTGCGATTGTTCCTGCTGTTGAACCTTGGGTCATAAGACCTGCTGCGTTTTGTGGTGCTGCTGCTGCAAATAGTGGTCTTTGTGAACCATCTACTGCTGCAAGTAACTCTGCAAAGTTTCCTGTGTCTGCAAGGAATCTATTTGGAGTTTTGCGAAGTACTGCGTATGAATCTGCAATACCATCAGCAATTGCTGCGTATAGTGTTGCGCCAGAAGATGATCCTGGTGCTGCTAATGCAATTGAGAATGCATATGCATCTGCTTTTTGAGCCCATGATGCTGCAAGTTCACGCAATAACACATCTAGGTATGCAGGGTCGCTTCTGTCAAGAAGTTCAACTGATACTTTGTTTGCGCCAGCAATTTTGACAACATCAATTTCTTTTGAAGTAATTGTTGTGTCTGTTGAATCAAATTCAACTGCTTCTGCTGTAACTGCTGTGGTTGCTTGTGTTCCAATAACTGGTCGGTAGAATTTCATTCCACTTGCAGGTAATACACCTTGCTCTAATGAATCAGCAAATGGCATTGAGTTATCAATGATGCCGATTAAATCGCGTAGGTATGTTGGTGGTACAACACCGATATTTTCGGTTGTTGTTGCTGCATCAATTGCTGCAACTAGATCGCGTGCATCTGAGTTTCCTCTTGATGCATTGAATTGTGCTTTTGCATATTCACCAGCAGTAACATTTGTGTTCACGCGTGGTTTTGCATAAGCAACTGGTGCTTGTACTGCTTTAGAGGCTTCAACTGCAACTTCTGGCGCAGTTTCGACCACTGGAGTTACTTCTTCAGGATTTCCCATTGAAGTGACCTCACTTTCGGTTTGGTTTGTTTGTTCATCACTTGCGCTGATTGCAGTGACTTCTGTTTCGTCTGCTTTTTGAGCAGCGACATCTGTTATTTGTGCTTCAGCAAATGCAGGAGTATCAACGACTGATACTTCCAAGATTGATGCTGATGTCACATAAATTTCATCTTCTTTGTTTTCGTATTGGTCTATTGATGCACCGATTGACAATCCGGATTTTAAGCCGTCTTGTGCAAGTGCCAAAATATCGTCACCTGCTGATGTGCGTGCAACTTTGAATTTGCCAATAATTCCAACTGGTGTGATTTCGTGACTTATCATTCTGCCACGCACTTTGTTCATGTCATGATCTTCAAATAGTTTGACATCATTGCCAAGTTTAAGTGAACCTTGTTCAAATATGACTCGACCAAAGTTTGTCAATCCGGGTTTTCCAAAAGGCACTATGATTCCTGTGATTTCTCTTTTGGATGTGTTCGCTGTTAATATGTCGCTTGTAAATTTAATTTCCATCATCTCACCAAATCTTCTTCCATTCTTGCCTCATCTACTGTAAGTACTCCAAGTGGAATTAACTTGGAATAAACATCTGCTCTTTCCAATGGATTACCTCTTAAGAAGTCATCCAAGTCATATTCAACATATTGTGTTGAAACTGTTATGTCATCCATTGACAATCTTTGTTCAATTGCTGTTAGCAATGGGCGAAGTGAGAAATCTAGAAGTGCTCTGCGTTCGGCTGTGACATTTGAGTATGTCATTGTGTTTGTTGATGCATCAAGATAATATGCTGGAATATTCATTAACCTAGCAATTTCTTTTGCAAGATATTCGCGTGCTTCTGTAAGTTGTAAATCGGCTGCATTGAATCCGACAGACTGCATATCCACATTATCTGACAAAAAGGCAGTGCCTTTTGTTTGTCTTGCTTGTTTCCAAGCGTTTAAGATTGCTGTTGCTTTGTTTGCATCCATTGGCACATTTGCTTTTAATACAACACTTGGTGTTGGTGTTTCAGCATAATTGAACACTGCTCTTTCAAGTGCTGCTGCTGTTCTTAATGTTCTGCCACCACGATTCAAAACACCATCTGGATCAATGCCAGTAAATTGAAT